TTTATCAGTCGTGATAGAGTCCGAATCGCAGGCCTCAGTAATCTGTATCTTCACGCTCCCGGGAAGCTTGAGTTTATTGTCTTTATTGCAAGGCACGTCTTCGTGTGTAAGTGGCGATTTGATTCCGCCCCAGCCGGTTATCATATAATCAAGCAGATCGGCATTGACGGCATAATCATTTATTTCGACGTTCCATTGGCCTGTGCGATAAATCTTTTTTTTCGTTGTGTGATCCTTTTCAATCCGTTTGTAAACTTCAGAACCAAATCTTCGCAAATCAAAATATGATTCTCCTATATCAAGCCGGAATGTTTCCTGCTCTTCCACTATTTCAATAAATGCCATTGTCTCACTTCGCTCCTTTTCTTTTTTTAACCGATAACTGTGAACCGTGAACTATGAACCTTTTTTATTTATGCATTTGCCTTAAATGAAATCATCCCATGCACTGTAAAACCGATTGCTTCCTTTACCACATCGCCGATTGTCGGATTTGTACCCCATGAATTAAATGTGACCCAGGCGATGAAATGATCGCCGGTCTGATCCTGATCAGGATCATAATTGAATAGTTCCAGGAGAAAATAATTCTGTGTCTTATCAATATTATCTTCAATATCTGAGAAAAAGGTATCACATCCGATAAAATAGGCATTTGCCCCGCCAGACCCGCCTGCCTGGCCAGGGAGAAATTCCTTCCATTTTTGGCCCATGCGTGAGATCTCGGTCATATCCAAAGCAATGTCCAGATTCCAGTCAATGAGATATCCGACTTTCTCCAGGGTGGATGATGGGATATAACCATTATTCCCATCAACATCGACCGCCCCAACGTTGCCGTCAAAAACCGCTTTTCCATTGGTATAATTAATGGTCAGAACGTTTTTACCACCGGCGTCGGTGAATGTTGGCGGGCTGTTTGGATTGAGTAGTTGCATCAATGCATCGGTGATCTGCGCAGTGGCCCCGGATTCCGTGCAGGGCTCATCCTTCAGGTTGCCGATAACCCATTGATCATCGGCTGTATGCCCTGTCCTGGCGGCAAATGTGATAGTCTGGCCGTCAGAAAGCGTCTGTGCAGACCCAGTAACTATAACATTTTCCGTCCATGCCCCGCCATTTTTGCGCCATTTGAAACTATCCGCGATCACAGTGACATTGATAGTCGCATCAGCGCCTGTTCCTCCAGTAACGGCAAGGCCATTAGCCACAGCATATCCTGAACCGGGGGTCTCTAAAGAGATGCCGGTAATCACACCGGCATTTACAGAGATTACTTTAACCGTCCCGCTGCTGGCCCCGCTTTGAACTACAGTCAAAATATCATTGATTGTGTATCCTGTTCCGCCCACGCCAAGGGTCACAGTTGCCATGCGATCGATATGGTCGATAACGGCCTCAAAATATGCAGAATCAGCGGCGCTGAATCCTGTTCCCCATGTAATATCATTGAGGCCGTTGCCTTTAAATCCATTTGGCCGAAGATGATACAAAGCCCCGAACTTCCCATGTGTGGGAGTCGATGGAGATGCCATAGCTTACCTCCTTTTATGCTACAGTCAGACCGAGAGCGCCTGTTCCCTGGAAGTTGACGGTGAATTTTACTGCATCACCGATACCAGGGCTGATTGAAACTCCGGTTATATAACTATCCCCGGTCAAATAATCACCGGTATCTTCCAGGAGAAATGATAGCGCTGTCGCTCCGGTAAGTTTAGTGCCCGGTGTTGCCGCTATAATATTATCGAGGATTGCTTTCTGCTGGGTATTTCCTGCGACCAATTGGCCGGAAAAAGAACCGGTCCATCCTGCCTGACCCGGCAAACTTTCTTTCCAATTCTGTCCCGCTCTGGATATATCCGCAACATCAAGACTAACCTCGACAGAATATCCGTCTGTATAATCGATAGCTGTCGCCGATCCGGCGGTACCATATGCTGTCCGTGTTACTTTACCGTGTATTGGTGTAGTATTCCCTGCCATGATTTATTCTCCTCTTTTGGATTGTTGGCCCGCCGCGCCCGCGCCCGTCGCGGCAGATTGTTGATTGTTCTTCTTGCCCTTTTTCTCTTTCCTCTTTTCTATTTTCTCTATCCTGTATTCGTAGAGAATCTTATCTTCCAAATCGAGGATCTGCGTTGTCGCATCCGGGCAGTTTATACAGCTTGGCTGTACGTTTTTTAGCTTCCGGGGGCAGCCATTGTTTTTTCTTGTACAGATAATTTTGTGTATTCCTTTGCATGGTGTCACCATGTCGCTTCGCTCCTGGTTAGGTTGTTTAGGCTGAAGGCTGTTAGTCTGTTAGGTTTTTCCTAATAGCCTTTAGCCTAATAGCCTTCAGCCTATTTTATAGTGTTTCAAGTTTTTCGTAATAATAGGTTAATTTTTTCTTTTGAATGTTTACATCTTCAGCGCCCATCCATTCTGATGGAGATTCTGCGGCACAATATGCCATCATCACGCCGGATAAAGATAATTCATTTTCGTGCAAAACCGTATGTATGTTTGCATTGATATCCAGTATCCCATAAATCAACGGATCTGCCTGGCCGATAATCGGTGTTTCGCCTGCAGATAAAAGAGCATACGCAGTAACATCGACATTATATGTAATTTTCCAGTGGTTAGGAACAGATACAAGTTCCTTTGTTATCCCGCCATCTTTCAACCCTATGGCCGGAAAACCTACGGTAATCGGCAACAGATTTTCATCTGCGGTTATAAAGATGTTTGCATCGGTTATATATGATAGATTTGCTGCATCTCTGAGCGCTGTTTGTATGGCCAGGATTAAATTTTTCATAAATTCAGCCTCTATCTTTCCATATCCTTTTGCAATTAATAATTCAGTGCCCCAGCCTCTGGTAATTATCATTGAGGGGTCCTTGCAATAAATGCAGGCATAGTACCTTGTGTTGTGTCCAGATCAAAAATCTTCAAAACAGAAATTCCATCTGCTTTATAAAGAGTTAGGGTTTTACCGATAGGATCAAGTATCCATTTCCCAAATGCTTCATCATGGATATCCGTCAGTTTTCTACCAAAGCTATCAGCAATAATATGATCTGCTGAAATCTCATCCCATATTGCGTCTGCAAGATCTTCAATGTCCGGCGTTAAAAAAGCTCTTACCGCACAAAGAATAAATGTATCAGCATTTGCTGGAACATAGCTAAATGGAGTTTGAACTTTAATCTCTTTGTTTTCTCCATTATAATCCTTAATCCTTCTCATTTGGCCATTATTTTGACCACCTGTGAAAAGAACTGCCATCCTGTTCCAGAAATCATCTGTTGTTTCTGTAAGATTAGAAATAAACTTTGTAGTAGTAGCAGCAACATCATTGACAGAACTTACTCGAATTTCAACAGCGTTTAAAATTCTATCTAAAATATTATCAAGATCAAGCTCGCCTGCGTCACTAACTGGAAGTCCTCCAGCGGCATCTGCGGCTGCATCAGGAAGCGCCGTCATTCCCATTCTTACTTGATCATAAGGATCATAATCAACCAGGGATATATAGCATCCTATGATAATCATACCAGTAACAGTACCGGCTATCATTACTCCATTGGCCCCGGAAGCCAAGGCAGCATCAGGAAGATCAAGTCTGTAATATCCATCTCCAATTAATTCAATACCGCCATCGGAATGAGTAGAATCAAGAGCGGCAAGAGCAACTTCTGTAATGTTGATCTTTATAGCTCCCTCACGCCTATACCACAAATCGATTCCAGCAGTATTATATTCGACTGCATTTTCAGGAGTTCTATCGGTTGAATCGATTATTCGTATAACTACCGATTGATCTATAGAATCTTTTTTTATAGATGTCATATTTGACTTTCACTAAATTGATTCATAATTCTGCTTTTTCACCGAAGATTGATTTCTGACCTTCGATTTCCAATCCTATATCCGTTCTCCCATCATTTTGCGATGAAAGTTTGTAGAGATATTTCTTAAAATTTTAGATTCACCTTCGTGTTCCAATATAGCATCAATCAGATCTCGTCTCGGCACATCTGCTGAGGTTGTATGTGGTTTCAAATGGATACCTATTTTATGCAATTGCGCAATTTTGCTTGCTTTATATACCCAGCGATATCCCGGTATGCTCTTTTTGAGAATCTTTGCCTGCCAGTTTGTGCCTGCGGTGGTACCAACAAATCCAACCTGGGCGGACATGGTTTTTGGATCAAATTTATATAAAAAACCCCTGGCAAAAGATTTAAAAGGAATTCTGCTTTTTGTTTTGCTTTGTTTGCGCCGCTTGCCTTTGGTAGTATATTTATATTTAAGCAATTTTTTCTCTTTTAAACCCAACTCCCCTTTTTTAATCAACATAGCGCCTGTTTTTTTCAAACGAAATGCTTCAACCTTCAAGGCCGTGGACGCGGCTTTTAGCGTCCGCTTATTTTCAGCATCCACGATTTTTTTGATATCGGTTAAGACTTTGAAACTTGTTTTTAACAATGTCGCTGATGCTCCGGTTTACGGTTTACAGTTCACGGTTCACAGTTGTCGCTTCGCTCCGGTTCAGAGTTCACGGTTTTTTTAACCGGTAACTGGCAACCGGTAACTGTAAACCGCCCTTACCCTATTCTTCGTTTATCCGACCGACTAACAAGGAGTTTCCAGATTCCTTCGTGAGATCCTCCGCCAATATTTTCGATTAGATACCAGGTCTCTGATGAAATCGTAAAAGTATCACCACGCTGTGGATCTGAAACATCCGAATACAGCACATGTAAAACCATGCTGTCTGCAGGCGGCGCCACATCCATGATCGACGGGTCTGTTTCTTCCAGGATACCCGTAATAGATACCCCGGCGCCGCCGGATGGAGTGTAGGTTATTATTTCCGCAAATTCATTGACATTAAAAAAAGCCGACAAATCAGAAGTCATTTGAGTTTTAAGAGTCATTATTCCTTACCCTGGTCATATTCCTTTTTGGCCTTCGATTTCTTAATCACAGACATCGCCAGGCTCTTTGGAATGCTTTCCAGTTCGACAGGCTCCCCCGTCTTAAATTCAATCTTGCCGGTGATTTCGTAAACTCCATTGCCAACCGGTTTTAAGCTGCGAGAGCGTACCTGGGCTTGGGCATTGGTAAGCCCGATCCTACCGGAAAAAAGTTCTATCGGTTTTGAAAATGATACACGTTTCATAATCAACCTTTCGCCCCTGCGAAAGCAGGGGCGATATATAAATTATTAAATTAAATTTTAGGTGAATGTGTAAACGCAGGCGTGTTGCCAGTAACCATATCCCACGTTCCGAATCGCCTTGACTCCGTACTGATGCTTATCTTCCTTGAACTCAAGCTCAGAGCCTTCAGCAATAGCCGACAGCGTAACATCTTCCTCTTCCTGCCGGATCAATGCTTTCGTCTGTCCGTCGCCGCGAAATATGTAAAAAATTGCGCCGGATGTTAAACGGGCATTAACTGAAAGAGAGAAGTTAAAACCATCGAGATTTTTGACAATATTGCTCTGCCCCGAAGCAATGAACTCATTATTGAGCACAGATGCAAAAGGTTTAAGATAAACTGTCGGAATCATTATGCGAAATTTGCTCGCACCCTCATTCATCGGCTCGCCCTGGTTATCTTTAAACCCAAGAATTGCGGTCACGCACGCCATGATCGCGGTTTCCGCTTCCGCTGCCGTGGGCTGAGTGCCTGTAGCTGCAGCGCCTGTCAGATCATTATCCTGCGTGCCGCTGTCTCCTTCGCTGTGATCCGTATCAAAAAAATACTGACCGTCATAACACAGACCGGCTGTACCAGCTACGATCAGGGTAGTAAGCAGGGTTGCCCAATGGCTGTTTGTTCTTTGAGCCAACTCAGCCACGCGCAACATAACCTGACCTGTTTTGTCCCGTCTGATTTCATCAACCAGAACTTCCAATGTAGCCTCATAAGTTTTATTGGTAATGGTGATGCCGTTTTCGCTGAAACCTTTGGCATTACGTCCACCGATCCATTCACGCATCGCCGGGACCATGCCGAGCCATTTGTAAGTTTCCGATTCCTGGTCGCTCTGGAAAAGCATGGAGACGTCAGGTATCCAGCCTTGCCCCAGGTCCATAGCCAGCCTGTTGTAAAATTCGCCGATAATCGCACGGCTTGATAAAGTTGATGCTCCCATTTTATGTGTTCTCCTTCCTTTAATTTAAATTTTAAAGCCGCAATTGTCATTCCCGCGAAGGCGGGAATCCAATCCTTAATCGGCTAAGTTTCTTTCAGCCATGTTCCCTTGCGGTTTGTAACTACAGGGCCATTGATAGAATCATGTGCAAGCTCGATAAAATCGCCCCTTTGTGCTGTGGCCTTCGTGTTTACATAATCTTTATTATCTGCGCCGGATGAATTCGGGGCAATGATCAAATCGCCTGCCACTGGATCGGCAGTAACCTGAACTGTGCTATAAGGCCCCATGCAAACCAGACGATAAATCCCTCCGACCGCGGTTGCCGCCAAGGTAATAGTAGCATCCACCGTGCAGAAAATCGCCTTGCCGGTATCTTCCAGATCCAGGGTTAATGTTGCGCCGCCCAAAGCCTCCGCGACCCATCCAGCCCACGGATCAACGCCCATAATGGCGTCAAAATCCACTTCCATATAACCGGATTTTACAAACCGTTTTGTCATACCGATATAAACACCACCGACCGGCGTGAAAACAAACACATTATCGTCAGTCGCATAAACAGGCTGATGGACATCCGTAATAACTGCACCGGAAATGGCAAGCTGCACCGTTCCCTTGGAAACTACCCTGATGTTTTTGGCTGCCGCTGCGCCTGATGCATTATCGCATTTGGATTCCGCAAAACCGGCAAACTTATCCACGCTGGTAAGAGGCCGGGCGTGCCCTGTCGCAATTACTATTCCGACAGCCGCGCCTTCATATATAATATCAGAAGCGATCACCGGTATTTCGTTAATATCACCGAGAATTTTAATTCTCTGGACATCTGCTGATAGAGTTGCCATAAGTCTTTTCTCCTTTTATTTTTTTT